GAAGTGTTCCGGCCGGAGGGATATTTCTGGCAGGATCTGCGGACCCGGTGTTTTTACGGCGGTGCCATCGACAAACGCTACGACTCCCATCTTATCGGGCTGGCCCTGCGCATCGGGATCATCAAATTCGGCGCATTCGGCAGTATCTACACGGATCATGGCAAGCCGGAGCTTAGCCGCTATATCATGGGCATTCTGGCGGCCATGCGCACCCTGGGCCTTGCGGTTGAAAAAACCGTGGAAGCGCCCCTGGACCTTTCCAAATCAGACCCGGAAACCATCAACCCCTGTTTTATCCTGCCGGGCACCCACCGCAAGGCGATTGTCCGTAATGCCAAAGCAAAAATGATCGAAGGCACATTCAATGTTTTAGAAGGAATTTTGCGGGATCACTTCAAAATGCCGGGGCATGTGAAGCGGTTGACCGACTCCGGCGAAGAGCAGGACGTGGATCAGAAAGAGATCGAGCGCCTGGCTGCCGCCGGGAAGCTGCTCACATTTTCCGAGTTCGTTCTGACGGTGTATCGGGCGATGGACTATTACAATCAGGAAAAAAGCCACCGGGGGGTAATCCGGGAGTGGCCCTGGAAGCCGAAGCTGAAAAAAGCTGTGCCGATGGATTGCTTGAAAGCGTGTTTTCTGGAGAAAAACGGCTGGCGGCCCAGGTGGCTTAACCACAAAGAGATCGATCTGGTGTTTCTGGCGCGGGCCGATCGCGGCGGTCGGGTGGTGGATCGCGGCCGGATATCGTTAAACAACCAGCTTTATGAGCATGATAATTTGATCGAACTGCACAAAACGCGGGTGGACGTTCGCCATGATCCGATGGACGCGGGGTGGGTGCTGTGTTTTCACAATGGCGAATTCGTCTGCCGGGCCGTGCCGGTGGAATATTCCTCCATGAAAGATATGGACCTGGCGACCCGCAAGATCAGGGAAAAGGCGGCGCGACGCAAAGCAGTAGCGCAAAGATATCGCGAGCTGACATCCCAGGTGCCGGATTTTCTGGAATACTCGCAGGTGCCGCAAGATGAGCGGCCGCTGCCTGTAAGGAGCCGCAAGCAGATCGAGGATGCCGAGCGATTAAGACCGAAAACCGAGGAAGAGCTGGCGGCGGATATCGCCAAGATAGAAAATTATCGCCATGAAAACCGGCCGATATTCTCCAGCGAAGTTGATCGATACCAATGGTGCCTGTCGCAGATTGCGGAGCGCAAAGGCTTGGGCGAAGAAGACCGCAAATTTGTTGCAGATTATGAATCCCGCATGGATGCAGACACCAGGAATTACTGGCAGATTTACAAAGAGAGCCTGGGCATGGAAACAGCTATTTATAATTAATGGAGGATCAATTTTGGAAGATGTTTTTATTGCGACACAGAATTTTCAGAAGATGCAGGTTTTGTGCGACGAGCTTTTAGGGCCGGCCCTGGGCGTGGAGATGGCGGCGGTGCTGGGACGCGCCGGCCGCGGGAAAACCACGGCTGCAGAACGGATCTACGCCGTCAATGAGAACACGGTCTATGTGCTGTACCATGAAGACTGGCCCTACAATGAATTGCTGCGGGAAATTACTTTCAGGCTGTGCAATGAGCGGCCCCGGTTCCGCCAGACGTGCTTCGACATGATCCAGACCGAACTGGCGGCTCATCGCAGGATCATCATGGTGGATGAGGCCGATCGCATGAATTTGAAATGCCTGAACGTACTGCGCAATGTTCACGACGTTTGCAAGGTTCCGGTGCTTTTGATCGGCGAGGAAGTGTTGGCCCGCAAACTGGGACGCGAGCGCCGGCTGATCAGCCGGGTACGCAGCATGGTCAATTTTGAGCCGGTATCCCAGGCCGACGTGATGGTATTTTTCAAGTCGGCGATGGACCAGGCCTTAACGCCGGAGCAGGCCGCAAAATTACTGAAGCATTCCGAGGGCGATTTTCGCAAGGTGTTGACGGCGGCGGTCCAGGCCGACCGGATCATGACGGCGTCAGGCATCGAGGCAACCACCGATAAAATAATCGACGAAATATGCAAGACGGAAAAATAGCAAAAAAACCATATCAGACAGGCATGGCCGGCCGGGTCCGGTCGGCAGCAAAGAAACTGGACTGTCCCGAAGGCTTTTCACGGAGTGACGTGTATCACTATATCGACAATATTAAGCCTTTGTCGTCTGCGGAAGAAAAAACCTTTTCCAGAACCTGGGAGGATTTTAGAAAACGCGGCGAGATCAAACGGTTTGGACATGCCAAATATCGGTATGTCAAGGGCTTGGCACCCAAGCCGGACGTGCGCCGAAAGATATTCCGGGCCATGTATGTGCGCCGAGCATTTACAACCGCCCAGATCAGAATGCTGACGGATGCGGACAGCAGCTACATCCAGGCGCTGACTCGCAAACTGGTAAAGGCCGAACACCTCGAAGATACCGGCCGCAAGGGCCGTGAAAAGGTGTTCCGGGTGCGGCATGCCGACAAATTCTACGTCGATATCGTACAGGGGGACAACTGCCGTGCGCGCAATTAACAGTGGAACTGCTAAAAAAGGCGGGAAAAAGTCGCCGAATAGGATTCAAAAGCAGCGCAATGGGCTGCTGGCCCTGGTGCATATTGCCAAGAAAGAGCTGGGGCTTCCGGATCATCTCTACCGGGAGGTGCTGAAAAATTACGGCGTTTCATCGGCAGCGGCCCTATCGATTCCTGAGTTGGAGAACCTGGTGCAGCATTTCGAGCGCCGGGGGTTTGTAAAAAAGCAGAGAGCTAAGAGCAAAGGGCAGAGGGTCAAAGACCAGGCCGAGGCGTTGCGGGAGCGTATCAGGGAAGAGGCCGCCAAGATCGAGAACGGCGAGAAGCGGCTCAAGGGCCTGGTGAAGAAGATCGCCGGGGTTGATGAGTTGGACTGGTGCCGAAATGTGGGGCAGCTCAAGCGGATATTGAAGATCCTGGGGGAAATAGTGATCAGTGATCGGTGATCAGGATGATGGAAAGCATATTTTTAGATACTGTTAATTTTATCAGTACCAACCGGATGTGGATCATGCCGATTGTGTTGCTGATTGTGAGCTCGGCCCTGGTGTATCAGTTTTATTCGATTTTCAAGAAAATCGCAGAGGAAATGGAATGAACCAGGCGCAGAGAGATACGCAGTTTTATTTGGACAGCCTAAAAAGCGATAAGTGTTTTTGCGGACGGTCGAAAAAGTCTGGACATTTGTTTTGTAAAAAATGCTTTTACTCGCTGCCCGGTGTTATGCGGATCGCTTTGTACCAGCTTATCGGTGACGGCTACGAATTGGCGTATGATGAGGCCGTGGCGTGGCTGAGATAAGGGGGAAGTATGAAACAAAAAGTGTCGCGTGATCAGGCCAAGGCCAGAGTCCTGGCGATTTTGACAAGGCACGTGGGCGAGGAAAAGGCCATCGACATGGGCGAGCTTTATCGCCGGGTGTATGGCAAGGAATGGCGCAACAAGATTAACGACACGCGCAAGCTGCGCGAGATCATTACGGAGCTGCGTTACGAGGGCTGTCTGATCGGCGAGGTCCGGCGTCGCGACCGGGGCGGGTATTACCTGGCCCGCAGCGTCTCAGAGCTCAACGAGTTTTTCGAGCGCCGCATACACGAAGCCCTGAAAAAACTGCGCATGATCAGCAGCATGAAAAAGATCGGGTTGCCCGAAATGCTGGGACAGATGACACTCAATCTTGTGGAGAAAAGATGATGACCGAAGATATCAAAACAACCATTGACGGTGTACTCGACGAACTGGGTAGAAGATCGGCCGAACTGGCCGCGCTCCAGGAGAAAGCCGAGTCTGAGATTGCAGCCGTGCGCGAAAAATACGGCGCACGAATCGGCAGGATCTCCGACGAAATCAAGGACCTGGACAAAGAGGTCAAAAAGCTGTCCAAAGCCAATGTTGAGATTTTCGACGGCAAAGACCAGCTCACCCTGCCGCACGGCATTTTGCTGCACGGCAAAGAAACCAAGGTGACCATCCCCAAGGGTGCTCTGGAGAAGATCGAGGCCCAGGGTTGGGACGAGGCCGTTAAAATTGCCAAAAGCGTGGACCGTGCCGTAGTGGAAAAATGGCCGGTGGAGCGTTTGGTGATGATCGGGGCCAAACGCAGAAAGGTGGAAACCTTCAATTATGAGCTGAAAAAATGATCCTGGAGGAATTGAAAGAGAAAATCAAAAATCCGCCGGCGCTGTCGAATAGCCGAAAAGTCAAGGCTGTTTTGAGAGGACATCAATACGATAATATGTATTTTGATGTTGTCGATGTAGAATTTGATTATGTTACCGGCGGAGCAAGGTTGATATTGGATCAATTTGTGGATGACTTCGACTGGGGTTAGACAGTTATGAGCCAATGCGAGACAATAGTATCTTTGGGTTGGATTCCCTGGCAGCGCTATGTGTTACTGCTATCAATAGACGGCAAGCAGGCCATCAACCTGGGTCGGTTTATGCGCAGAGAGTCTCCCAGTCGCACGGCAGAGCGTTTAAATTTATATCGAGGGTACAAGGCCGAGGTGGTTGACACGAAAGAAGCCGGTAGTCAGTAATCAAAAGTATACTTTTACTTACAAAGTATACCAAATTTAGGGATTTGGAATGGACGAAGCGGATCATGCCCAGGTGATGAATGATCGCTATTTAAAAGCGGGAATTGCGGCGGTGCTGGACCATGCAGTCACGGGCGAAAGCCTGGGCGAATGCCAGGACTGCGGGATCGAGATCCCGGAAGCCCGCCGCAAAGCCGTGCCCGGATGCACCCGGTGCGTGCCGTGCCAGGAGGTTGCTGAAGCTTAATGAAAACAGTAAACCCTGGATACATCGCCAAAACGGGGGCACGCAAACCTAAAGTGGATGCCGGGCCTGAGATCCGGTGTCCCAAATGCAAAAAGATTTTAATGGAGGGGGATGTTCTTAAGTTTTTAACCAGGTGCAAGCACTGCGGAAAATGGGTGTTTCTTCGCAAAGCTTGACCCTAAATACAAAAACAGGTAAAGTTATATAAAATTTAAGCACGGCTCGCCCGTCTCATTATGAATTGAGCGGCTTTCACAGCCCGGTTTCTTCCCGCAATTTGCGGGGAGGGCCGGGCTTTTTGCGTTTATGAGGCTTGAAAAATGAAAAAATTGATCGTTGTAGATCCAGGGCATGGCGGCGACGACAACGGCGCGGTGTGGGGCTATACCGAAGAGGACGATGTCAATCTGATCATATCGTTTTTGCTGCAGTGCGAGTTGGAAAAGCAGGGCCACGAAGTATTGCTGACTCGTCATACGGACCGGCGAGTGTCGCTACAGGAGCGGGTCGATCTGGCCAACAGCAAACTGGCAGATTTGTTTATCTCAATTCACTGTGATGCGTTTCACGATGTTACGGTCAAAGGAATATCGACGCATGTCTACCTGGGATGCAACCAGATATCATATCTGACGGCTGAGAGTATCCAGGAGGCATTGATGATGCGGTTTCCGGGCCATGTCGACCGGGGCGTTAAGCTGTCGAATTTTCATGTGCTCAGAAACACGATCATGCCGGCTGTGCTGGTGGAGTGCGAGTTTCTGAGTAACCCGGAGACGCGCAGGTTTTTGAAAGAACCGGGAAATCAGCGCGGGATCGCGCGAGCGATAGCAGCTGGAGTTGGAGGTGCAGGATGATCGGTGAAGGCATCGTCAAAGCGGTGTCGGCGACGCTGAACAAGGCCGCCGACAAAATCTGGATGGACAAAGGCGATAAAGAGCGACTCGAATTTTCCAAAGAAGAGTTGAAGGAGCATACCAAACTGGCCATCGAGCAGATGCACCAGAACGGTGAGCTGACAGAATTGGAATACGAATTCAAGGAAGCCGAGTCGCAGCGCACTTATCAGCTCAAACATTTCGGATCGGCAGAGGTTCTCAAAACCTTTGCGATCGGCAAGATCATTCTGCTGGGCCGGGCATCGATACGCTGGATCATCGTGGGTTATGCGGCATTCGAGGCCCACGGCATCATCAAGACGGTGCTGACACCCAAGGTAATAGAAGCACTGGCTAACGGAAATCTGAAAGGAACTATGGCCTGGCTCGTGCTGATGCTGATTATCGTTATCGCCGGAATTCCTCTGGCCTATGTAACGGGGACCAGCATCGAGAAGCTGATGAAAGCCAGGGGTGTTATTTAGCCGGAAAATCTTAACGGGAGGTGGCGATGGAGTCATTATCACTGACGTGGGGCGTGGTTATCATGCAGATCCTGGGGCTGCCTGGGCTGATATTCATCATATGGCATTTCGACAATCGTAGGTTCCAGCGACAGGAAGATGCCCGCAAAAAAGAAATGCATTCCATCCTAAATCAATATCGTGAGGATGTAAGCGCGATTAGGCAGCTATATGAGAGCAACGTTCGTCTGGTTGAACGCAGTCAGGAAAATGAGAAACGGTTGGAAAATTTATACAGCGAAACGATATCGGTAATATCTCTGAATACCCAAACACAGACCAACCTGACCAATGCAATCACAAACAACCAATATTGTCCGGCGGTCAGAAAGGTGGGGACATGATGAACCTTGAACGTGCAGCCATGAAAAGCAAGCTGGCCGATCTGAAGGATAAAAAAAAGACGCTCATCGTCAAAGCTGAGATCGTCCACGAAGATATTCGGCGCGAGTTGAATACAGCATTGATTTCGGTTGAAAAAACCGATCTTGCGAGAGCACTGGCGCTTTTTGAGGATTTTCAAAAAGTGCATACGGACCTCGCAATAATTGATGGTGATATCGCCAAGCTGGAAAGGGCCTTGGGCTAATGGGAACGAAGGGAGACAGAGCGGCCAAGGAGCCGCTGGCCAAAAAGATGTATGCGGACGGCACCAGTCTGGCCGAGATTTCCAGGCAGCTCGATATCAGCGACACCACGCTCAGGCGTTGGAAGAGTGAAGACAAGGTCCCGGGCGAAGATATCGACGGTTGGGACAAAGCACGGCAGCAAAAGCGCAGTTATTGCCAGCGCTTAAGAGATGTCTACGATGAGCAGCTCAAACATTTGGAAGAACTGAATGCCATCGAAAGAAATGCCCAAGTGATTGATGCGATCTCGAAGCTGGGGGCATTGGTGCATAGATGGGAAGCATACGAATCTGAGAAGAGTCGTCCGGATATCGACCGGCCTAAAATATTTCTGGAGAATCTGGAATGGATTGCCCAAGTGCTCAGAGATATGGACCCGGAAGGGCTTAAAATTCTAGCGCGTAATTTTGACGCGCTGATCGTGAAATTCAAGGCGGAATATGCGCAAGCGACCTAAATTAACTGAACACAGCTTCGACCAGTGGGCGGAGAATCTGAAAACCTGGATACAGGATTCCGTTTCACCGTTCGAGGATGATTCGCCGGAAAAGCAGGCCGAGCGCATCGAGCGCGGGAAATGGGACAAGCTGTTTTTTATGAAGACCTATTTGCCGCATTACTTTACGGTGGCATTCGGCGATTTTCATGAAGAGTGGGGCGACCTGAGCGAGATCCGCGACGAGTGTGTTTTTGTGGCTGCACCCCGGGAGCATGCCAAATCGACATTTTACACCTTCGGCGATCCGATCCATGACATTTGCTATGAGCTGCGCTGGTTCATCATTATCGTCTCGGACACCAACGATCAGGCCACCGGGTTTACCCTGCCGATCCGCCTGGAGTTGGAGGACAACCCGCGCATCAAACACGACTTCGGTCATCTGATAGGGCGAGTTTGGAAGCAAAACGATTTTACCACTTCCAACGGTGTGCGGGTGCTGGCTCGGGGGCGGGGCGAAAAGGTGCGCGGCCTGAAAAACCGCCAGTACCGTCCGGACAAAGTCATTGTCGATGACTATGAAAACGACGTGAACGTCGAAAACCCCAGGCTGATCAAAAAAGGCATGCAGTGGTTAAAGCGGGCCGTGATCGGCTCGATGGGAGCGGGCTACACGTTTTTGATGATAGGCAACCTGTTCCACCCCAAAAGTGTTCTTTCACAATTTATCGCCGAGAAAGACGAAGAAGGCCAACCCCTATATGTTAGCCGGATCTACCGGGCCTGGATCGATCATGGCAAGCCGGATCAGCGGCCCTTGTGGCCGGCGTTGTGGCCTCCGGAGCGCCTGAAGAAAAAGCAGCGCCAGATGGGCACGGTCGATTTCAACGCCGAGATGATGAACCTGACCGGCGCCGAAGACAGCCCCTTCCGGGAAGAGTGGTTTCGATTTTTCGAGCGGCCGCACATCGAGCTGATTATCCCGGAAATGGAGATTGCCACCTTTGTGGACCCGTCGGCCAAACAAGGCGAGTCCAACGATTACAAGGCCATCATCACCGTGGGGCTGGAGCTGGCCATTATGAAGTTTCGCTGTCTGCACGCCTGGATCAGGCGCGCCACCATCGGCGAAATGTTCGGTGAAAGCTACCGGCGCATTGATGTTTACGGCGGCCGCATCGGCATTGAGGAGAACATGCTGGAAGATTTTCTGCATGATGCCATTTACAACTATGCGCGGGACGTGGGCCGCTTTTTATCCTGGGAGCCGATGAAGCATACCACTAACAAAGAGGCCCGCATTGTGGGCACATTGAGCTACCTGGTGGAATACGGGCACCTGCTGTTTGAAAAGCATCACAGCGACCAGGATCTTTTGATCGAACAGTTAATTTACATTTTGAATAAAAACGTTAATGACGACGGGCCGGACGCCCTGGAAGGTGCTGTCAACATGTCGCAGTCCGGCGCCGGTGAATGGGCCGAGGATTGCGGCGGGGCCGTGGCCGAGTCCGCTGCGTATGAAGGGAGCATATGATTGTCGACAGGATTAGAAACTGGCCGATAGTGAGATTGTTTGCGAGAGAAAAACCGGAAGCGCCGACGACGCCGTCCGGGCCGGGGCCCGGGGAAGCGGGCGAGATCGGCTATGCCGACAGTGTTTTATACACGGCCAAGGATTTCCCCAAATACAATCCAGATCTTCTGCTGCAGCGTAAGGGTAAGGATATCTACCGCAAAATGATGCTGGACGACCAGGTCAAGGCCGTACTGGGGTTCAAGCGTGTGGCCGTGGTCAGCCGCGACTGGTATTTTGATGTCGGCACCGACGATGCCGGCGAGAAACGCGGCGATCATGAAGATATGGCCGAGTTCTTCAAAAGCGCCGTTAAAAAAATCAAGGGCACGTTCACCAAAAACATGACCAATATTCTCTCGGCATTGCAAAACGGGTTTTCCATTACCGAGAAAGTATTTACGCCGATCAAATGGCGAGACAAAATCATGTGGGGCATTCAGTCTTTGAAGCTGCGGCCATTTGACAGTTTTGACGGTGGATTCGAGTGCGATCCGCACGGCAACATTCTGCGGCTCAGACAGCTCCAGGTCGGCAATGCCCGGAAAATTCCGCTGTCAAAAGTGATCCATTTCGTGCACCAGCCAGATATTGACGAGCATTACGGCGAGTCAGATCTGCGGGCAGCCTATCGTTCCTGGTGGTCCAAGGACATCACCATCAAATTCCAGAATATTCACCTGGAGCGGCATGCCGGAGGGTTTATCTGGGCCCAGGTCAAAGGGCGGTTGACCGGCGGCCAGAAGACCGATCTGGAGAATCTGCTCAAAAACGTATCGGCCCGCATGGGCGCGCACTTGCCGGATACGGTAACGCTGAATCAGTTTAACCCGCTGCGGACCGACGCCTACGACCGCGCAATGGCCCAGCATGACAAGGCCATTGCCAAAAGCCTGCTGGTCCCGAATCTTTTGGGTTTGTCCGAGCAGGGCGAAACCGGGTCGTACAGCCAGTCTCAAACCCAGTTTGACGTGTTCTGCTGGATACTGGATTCCATCGCCAACGACCTGGCCGAAACGCTGAACGAACAGATGTTCAAACAACTGGCATTGTGGAATTTCGGGACCGATGATTATCCGCCGTTTTGCTTTGAGCCAATCTCCGAGGCCCAGAAGATCGAGCTGGCCAAAACCTGGAAAGAGCTGGTAGCCGGCAACGCGGTAACCAAATCCGACAGCGACGAGGCCTGGATACGGCAGTTGATCGGCGCGCCGGAAAAAGCCGAGCCCGAAGAGCCGGAGGCTACGCCGGATAAGCCCGGTGATGACGATGAGACGGCGCCAATGGATGTGCCGGAAAACGAGCAGTGGATCGAGGATCAGGAAGATCCCGAGGCGGTCCGTAAGGAAATGGCCGAAAAACCCTGGATGCGCCGGGTCAATTTTGCCCGCATCGAGGAGACCCTGAACACCCAGGATGACCGCTTTATGGCGGAAATGCTGAATATCATGGCCCGGGTGCGCACCTCCGTCGAGAGCCAGATCATCAAGATCGTGGGTCAGCGCTCCCTTGGAAATGTCAAACCCCAGGAGATCGAGGCCGTTAAAATACCGGTCAATTTGGTGTCGGGTCTGCGCAAAACCATCCGGGACAATCTGCAAACGATTCTAAAGGACGGTTATGAAATGGCGCGCAAGGAACTGCCTAAAAAACAGCACGCCGCCATCCGGCCGGGCATGGACAAAACCCAGGCTGAAAAATTCCTGTCGCGCAAGGCCATGAAGATCGCCGGGGTGATCGAACAGGACGTGCTCAAAGGGGTGTCGCGCGTACTGGAAAACGGCATCAGATATGACAAGACGCTCAAGCAGACCATCGACGCCATTAGCGATGACACCGATCTTTTAAAGCTGCTGCCGGAAACCGATGCAGCCGGCCGGCCGATCAATAAGCCGGCGCGGATTGAAAATATCGCGCGCACCAATACGTCGGACGCCCTCAACACGGCGCGCACAGCCTTGTTCGGCGAGCCCGAATTGAAAGGGTTTGTCCTGGCGAGTGAATACTCGGCCGTGCTGGACAATCGCATCTCGGAGATCTGCGAGCATTTGCACGGCAAAATATTGAAGGATTTCGGCGTCTATACGCCGCCCAATCATCATATGTGCCGCGCCCTGCTGGTGCCGGTAACCATCATGGACGACTGGGACGGTAAGGAGTCGCCCAAACCAAGGCTGCAGCCGCAGAAAGGATTCGCGTGAGTTAGAAGGAGGCATATTATGCCGTACAAAAGCAATGACGATTTGCCGGAGGGAGTGAGAAACGCACTGCCGGCCGAGGCCCAAAACATATGGCGAGAAGTATTTAATGCCACCATCGAGAAAAAGCCCGACGATGAGGACGCAGCCCGGCAGGCTGCCTGGGGCGCGGTTAAAAATGCAGGTTTTGAAAAGGGCGAAAACGATAAATGGGTCAAAAAAGACCATGCCGAGACCCACGAATTTGAGCTGGAAGTATTTAGCACCGGCGTGCACGGGGGCGACCCTTATACCGAAGATGATCTGGACGATATGGTCAGCAACTTTGCGGCCCTCAAAGACGTGATCAAGCCGCCGGTCAAGTTCGGTCACCGCAGCAAAATGCATATAGTGGACGGCAAACCTGCGGCCGGCTGGACCACCAAGCTGCGAAGAGTCGGCCAAAAGCTGATCGCCAAGTTTTCAGATGTTCCGGACATTGTGTACCGAGCCATCAAACGCAAATTGTACCGGCGTGCCAGCGCCGAGATTTTATGGAATTTCAAACACGAGGGAAAAACCTACCGGCGCGTCCTATACGCGGTGTCTTTGCTGGGACAGGACGTTCCGATAGTAAAGGACTTAGCGGATCTCCAGGCTTTTATGAGTCAATCCACCGATGACGAATCGGGCTCGTTTGACGCACTGAAGGTTTGTGAATTCGCCTATGGAGAGGATGGATCAATCACTGCAGACAATGGAGGTGATGATATGCCCAACAAAGAGTTGGAGGCTAAGCTCGAGGCCGAACGCAAAACGCGTGAAAAGGCTGAGGCTGATGCCAAAAAATACGCCGATGATCTTGAAGCCGAGCGCAAAAAGAACGCTGAAAAAGCGAAAAAGGCCGATGCTGACGAGATCAAGACGTTCTGCGAGCAGATGGTCGCCGACGGCAAAATGACGCCTGCAGGCCGGGACGTAATTACAAGCGGCCTGGACAGCGGATTGCACGTTTATTCCGAAGTCGCCGGCTGGACCATTTCGTTCGAGACGTTCAAAAAGTACGCCGAAACCCACGGCAAAGTACTGCCTACGGGCGAAGTGGCTACTGATGAAAATGACAAGGACAAAGACACCAAAACCTATGCCGGCGCCGGTGCAGAACTGGATGCCAAGGCCAAGAAATACTCGACCGAGCATAAGGTCGATTACGGTATAGCCGTCGAGGCCATTCTGGCTGACGACGAAGATTTGGCCAAGCGCTATCTGGCCGAATCGCCCAAGGCCGACGAAGGAGGTGATGACTGATGGCAACCGAAGGAAGACGACTTGAAACCACGTTTGAAGCCGGCGAAGACCTGAACAGCGGGTGCATCTACCATGCCATTGCCCTGGACGACGGTAAGCTGGCAAACAGCGGCGAGGAGGCCTCCGGCATTCTGCTGTCCAAGCCCAAAAGCGGCGACGGCGGCACCTTGGGGTACCAGGGTGAACTGAAGTATGCGGCCGGCGGGGCTGTTGCGGCCTCGAAACCATTGACCGTTACGACCTCCGGCTGGCTTACAGAAGCGGGGAGCGGTGATTATATCGTGGGTCGCAACAAGGCAGCCGCTGTAACTTCCGGTTCTATCGGCACAGGGCTGTTCAATTTTACGGCACCTGTATACGCATTTTCAAGCTCATTTGCCTGGTAACCGAGAGGAGGTGATTTTATGCCAGCAACAGGTAGAGACGTACATATTGATGTGCCGCTATCCAACGTGGCCATCGGATATACACCCAGAGGCTTTATTGCCGACCAGATCGCCCCGGTCGTGCCGGTCAACAAGCAGTCGGACGGGTATTACATCTGGAGCCAGGCCGACGCTTTTCGCGTGGACGACGATCTGCGCGCGCCGGGCACCGAGGCCAACGTGATCACCCGCGGCGTTACCAGCGACACGTTTTTTGCGCGCAATTATGCGCTCAAAGACCGTATCCCCTACGAGGACATCGAGAACGCCGACGCGGGATTCATATTCGCCAAGCGCAGCTCACGGGCCAGGTTTATTAAGAACAAGCTGATGCTCTCGATGGAAAAACGGGTGGCGCTTAAATGCACCAGCGGTTCCAACGTGGGCAGTTACAGTGCTGTGGCCAGCGCCTGGACCGATTACACGGCCGGCAAGAGCGCGCCGATTGCCAACATCAACACCGGCATCCAGAACGTGGAGGATTCCACCGGGTACCGGCCCAACTCGATCATTTTCGGCCGCTATGCCTGGCGCCATTTCCGCGAGCACGCCGACGTGATCGCCCGGATCTACGGCGAAGTGGATAAGGGCAAGAGCGCTCGCATCGTCACCATCGAGCAGGTCAAGGCCCTGTTCGAGGTGGACCGCGTGCTCATCGGCGGGGCCTATTACAGCACGGCCGACGAAGGCCAGGCCGTGGCCCTGTCACAACTCTGGAATGACAACGTGCTGATTTACTTTGCGCCCATGCAGCCGGCCGGACCGGACCAGGAGGAGCCCAGCTTCATGTACAGCTTCCGCTGGAACAAGATCATGAATATGGAGGCCCAGGTGCATCAACTGCCCCGGGCCAAGGCCGAAGAAGTCGAACTGGGCTATTATCAGGACGAAAAGATCACGGCGGACACCCTGGGATTTCTGATCACCGGTGTGGGATCGGCGCAGTAGAGAGTTGAAAATATTAACAATAGATGAAGTCGAAAGCGTTCGCAGAGCAGATTGGTAGTATTTGCGACGACGATTTAACTTCTGTGAGATGTGCGCTTTCATCTTGCATACAAAAAGAAAAAAGGAGGTGATTCCCCGAAGCTCAGCCATTAATGATTTCTTATATAAAGTCAAATTTAACGAGGAGGAAAAAAGCAAATGACACTGACGTCGGACACGGAAAAATACAAAAAAGTCCAGCAGAAAGAGGCGGACGCTCTGGCCAAGGCCCAAGAGGCCGCCGAGCAGGAAGCTGCAAGCGCGGCCGAAGCGCTGAAAAAACTGGAAGCGGCGGAAGCG